GGAGAAAGTTTGTCTTCTCGATCTTTGTCATGTTTACAGTGTTGCCATCAGGTGTAACACCTTCTGTAAGAGGCGTTGTAGCCTTTGCGAAGGTATCAAACTTTCTCCACTCTACCTTCTTACCATTGTTCTTAGGAAGCGGCTGCTTCTGACCGAACTGGTTGTAGAAGTGCTCGTTGCGAGCATTCTCAAGAAGGGAAGTCTTGTAGAAGGTTTTCATTGTAGGGCTTAAGTCATTGCCTACTGTGTTCTTTTCCGTTGTCTGTGTGTTAGGATCTGCAAAAAGCTGCAGGTTAAATAAATAATCTTTCATGTCCTTGTCTCCTCATACTTACTATTCAGGGCTTAAAAGGTTATTCTCTCTCCTCTTTCTGCCCTTCGTTTAATATCATCAAGTTGTTCCTTAGTAAGATTTGAAGGATCCATAGCAGGTACGGAAGCGGATGATGTTTGTCTCACGCCATTCTCCTGCGGTCTATTCATGCCGCTCTGTATAGCGTTGCTCAGCTTTGTCTCTGTCTGCTTAACTGCGTAGCGCATTGCGCCTCCCATGATCTCGTCCCTATGCACTGCCTCGTATGCAGTCTGTACTGCATTAGGGAAGTTAGATCTGCGGAATGTTGCAAGCAGTCTGCCGAAGTTTTCATTCTGCATCTCCGCATCCAGATCAAACTGAGGATACATCTGCTTGAGTGCTTCACCCTGCATGACTATCTCGTCCCAGTCCCTTTGCTCCTGCGTCCTCTGTGACTCTCTTCTGAGCTGCATGTTTTCTCTCTCAAGCTGCTTCATCTGCCTGAGATCATCCACGCTCATTCCTCTCTGGAATGCTTCCTGCTCATACATTGAGTTGTCTGCATCGAGCTTTGCCTGGAGCTGATCAATCGGAATTGATCCATCAGGATTAGGCTGAACTCCGTACTTCTGAGCCATCATTCTTACAAGCGGATCAATGCTATCAATCTGGCTCTGCAGATTCTGCTGATTCTTAAAGCGCTTGTTGACTGCTGCCTTTACGGATTCGTCATACTCCTTCTTATACTTACCTTTGATGAGATCCTTCCAGGATTCTCCTGGCTGACCTGCATCGACTGTCTCAGGTGCGACCTGATCTCCCACTCCTCCAGTAGCTACTCCTTCGGTACTGGGATTTACTGCTACGTTGTCGGCGGCGATTCCGACTGATCCATCACTGGATCCTGCCATGTCTGTGCCTTCTTCTCCGAAGAGCTGAAGGTTAAAAAATGTGTAGGGCATAAAGCTCCTTTCTTTGGATAATCTGTGGTAAGTCACGACCTTTTTCATTATTATCGCAAAGGATTCCTGGATATTATAGGACACCCTTAACAATACATAGGTATTGAGGATATGAGCCTTCTAAGAGCCTCAATCCAGTAAGGATCATCTGGAAGCAGTCTATTGCTTTGGATCCTTTTGCAGAGCACTTAACCTCTCCGCTATCTATATGCACTTCATATTCTTCTGCAATCTCAGGAAGGTGAGTTGTAAGAGTCTGCACCAGTGTACTGATTCCTGCACACACGATATCATTCCCTGCCTCTGCGAAACCTGCATGTCCTATGCAGTGCAGGTTGAACTCATCTCCGTTGATTGTGTATTCTATTCGAGTCATATTATCTCGGTGTTGTAGCTGCATTAGCTCTTTCCCTCGCATTTGCAGTTACTTCTGATTCTCCCAGGGAAGACTCAGGCATCTTAGCGGATCCGCCTTGTCTGCCTTCTGTAGCGTCAAGCCTCTGGTTTACCATGTCTGCCATCTGTGAAGCCATGTTATATTCAGTGCCACGCTCCTTGCCTAAGGTATCTATCATCTCTGCCATCTGGAGCATCTGCTGCTGCATCTGAAGCATCTGCTGATACATTGTGCCATTGTTCTGAATCTTCTCAACCACTGCTCCCTTGCCCTGGAAGTCCATCATGTCTATGCAGGCAAGCGCCTGATCACAATACTGAGGATTGAAGAATCCCTGGTTGTAGAACTGAAGAGCGAGCTCGTTCTGTGATAGCTGAGTATATGCGCTCTCCTTCTCTGCCTTAACTTCGATATCGAAGGAAGGTACTCTGTATCCCATGTCTACGCCATACTCAACGCCCTGCGACTGCGGCAGTAGTCCTGCGTTTGAATACTGAGTGAACTCCTGCTTGCCTGCCTGCCCTACGATTCTGAACTGTCTCGGTATCGTATAGAACTGGCGTATGAGCTCAATCACAAAATAGACTACTTCCTTATGAGTCTCGTATGTGGTAGAGATCTGATCTCTTGAAGTTTTACCTGCGCTCTCCTGGATAGCTGCTATAGCTGAGGCTGCAGTTACACCTGCCTGAGTGCCGCCAGTAGTGGCGTCTCTGTTGCCTGCAGTCTCTTTCATCTCGGTGATCTTTTGATCCAGGATATTGATGTAGTTGCTATTGATGAATGTCGGTGTATTGATTGGAGCCAGGCTATCCTCTCCCAGGTTGCCATCCGTATGGACGAGCAATGTGTTAGGATTACTAAACTCTTCCTCGTTGATACCTCCATCATTCCTGGTTAAGTATCTCGGTGAAGCTACAAACTGCACATTCTTTTCAAAGGCATTGTTGTATACATCTATAGAAGCCTGGGCATTCTTACATACATCCACGAAGCCGAAGCCTACTGGCATCCCTGCTTCAGGGAATAACGTATCGAAGACGAAGGGATACTTCGCATGATCATACAGTCCAGTTTCCGCCATGCTCTTGCCTACTGGTACTTCTACATCCTGCATGAGCGGCTGACCATATTCATCCAGGATCATGTTTCCATACTCGTCTGCTATCGGCTGCTGCCTTATCTCTGTAGGTATCTTTGTATCGTTCTCTGTAGCGTAGAGTACGATATCATCCACGAACTTGATGTAGTGCAGGACTTCCTTGCCGTTGACATGCTTCTTGTAGTACCAGTCAATGACTGCGCTCTTACCAGAAGTATCTATGCTCTCATCGTACATATATTTCTTGATCAGAGTGTCCTGAGTCTGGGATAGTTTTCCTGCGCATTGAGGATGCTGTCTCTCAAGCTTTGCAGTAGACACGAGCTCTACAGTAAAGAGATTCTCTGAGTCCTGGATATCAGTAACGCCAGGCTCCCAGAAGATTGAAAGAAGATCCATGCTTCTTATGGAGATATCTCCCATACCATTGAGCTTGTTTGCATCCCAGAACACTCCGAAGACTCCAGTGCCATGCTTAAGCTTGTACCATACTTCATCGGAGTATACGTTCTTATAATCGTTCTGCTTCATGACTACTGGTATGATTGAAGACAATCTCTGAGCTTCCTCTATATCGCCTTCCTCTCTGGGCAGTACATCTGCAGTAGGGAATGAATCCATGTAGTCTGCATGCTTAGATATGATTACATTGAAGAGCCATCCTGAGGCAGGCTTCGGATCATCCGAATTATATTCTGTCTGCATCAGATCCCAGTGGCGCATCTTCCACCACTTCTCATTCCTGGTGATCTTATCTTCCAGATTCTGCTTGCCCTTTTTATAGTTGCGCAGGATCTCCATGCCTTTACGGACTTCATCCTGACCTATCATCTGTCTCATTGGAGCAGGCGGAGCAGACACCTGAGGCGCTATATCTCCTTTTGGCATCCGCTCATTGCCGCCGCTATTAAGGGAGGATAATTCATCAGGAGTAGGCTGATACGGAAGTGATCCGTCATTCCTGCTCTGTCCTGCCTGCATGCCTTTGTTAAAGTCCGCATCATAGTTATTCTTATCTCGGTCTACCTTGCCAGTCCTATGCGGTCTATTGAATTGCTGCGCTCTCTGCACATACTGATTAGGCTCATTCTTAATATCCATGCTTAACTCCTTTTCACATATATTGATCTGGGCTTTGTTACTTTCATGTTAAGAGGATCATCCTCTGCCCTTATATCCTTGCTCTGCAGCTTCGGTGTTATCGGTCTACTCATGCACATATATCTGGACTCGTCTGCTATATGATCTTCCAGATCCGTATCCAGATCCTCTACATGTGTATCGTCATACATCATCAGAGGTATTGTGCGGATGAACTGCTTGCAGTTGCGGAAGATATACATCATGGGATATCCGTTCTCATCGAATGCCATCCGATAGTGCATCTGCATCCATCCTGCTATGCGCTCATGATCTCCCTTGTCGAAGTAGATCCTATACCTGAGCGCCACATCATTTATAGACTCGCCAGTGTCTGCATTCCATATGGCAGGATCTGCTACGCCTCTGATCTGCTTACCTTTTAGGTAAGGATGTTGATCCTCAACCTTCCTGATCTCTGCCATCTGTTTATCTGGACTCCACCTGGTGCCTTCGTTAGGTATACCAGTCCATCCGTAAAGCTCTAAGATTCTATACAGTCTTCCGTCATAATCCACTGCCCACCATGCGCAGCTAAAAGGCTTGCTATATCCGAAGTCATAAGATCTGTAGATCTTCCATCCTGGAGGAATGTCGAAGGGCTCAATCACGTGAGTCCACTGCCTATCCAGGTAATGCTCAGGATTATCTCTGAACTCCTCAAAGAACTGCCCCTGGTATACATCCCAGGATCCGTATAGCCACGCTTGCTTAAGCTTAGGAGGAAGAGCTTCCAGGAACTTCACATACTCTGGATCACTTTCCATGAGCGCTTCATTGTCTGTTACCAGAGCCTGAGTGAATGAATACTCTTCTGGATCCTCGCCTTCCTCGTAATTTCTATCTATGAAGATTCTCTTTATGTATCCATGTCCTTGTCCGCCTGGATTGCAGGTGTAGTAGATCCTCTTCGGAAAATCATTTACGCCTCGGCAGCAGGCGGCTATTGCTTTGAGCTGATGTTCTGTGAAGTTTGTTGCTTCATCAATGAAGATCACATCATACTCAGCACCCTGCAGTCTGTTAAGATCTCCGTCATTCCTGCAGTATTGGAAGTCAATCACTGATCCGTTTAAGAAGGTAAGCTGCTTGTCCGTCTTGTTGTACTTCGCATACTTTGGCACAAGCATCTTCTTGAATTGAGCTATGTGATTCTTCTCAAGCTCTGGATATGTCTGTCTCATAACCAGGATCCTGATACCAGGGAATCTGCTTGCAAGCAGGATTGCTTTTGTCCTTACGCTCCAGGACTTGCCTCCGCCTCTTGCTCCGCCATAGCCTACATGCTTATGATGATCGCTCAAGAATAGCTTCTGCTTCTCGTTAGGAGTACCCAGGTATAAGCTACTCATCGTAGCCACCTGCCTTCTCTAAGATCACTCGGATCTCTTCCTTCTCATCTTTGTCTACGATATCAAGCATCTCTCTGAGATTCTGTATCGCAGGTTGTTTATCATAAAGCTCTAAGATGATTCGTCCTCTTGAGTCAAACCTATAGCTCTTGACTGCTCGCATATCAAACTTCTCTATGCTTGCCTTGCTCTTTGCCTTCTGCACCAGGGATCCATCCTCTGTCTCTATAACCTCGAAGAGATCTCCCATATTTGCAGTAGCAATAGCCATCTCGGTCTCCAGGATCATCTTGCGCACTGCTTCCGCATCATCTATCTCAGGCTTCATAGCTTCTTTCATGAGCTCTTCATATCTTGCCCTTATCTTGTCCTGAGAAAACAGTCTGCAAGCCTTCTCATCCACTGTGGAATCTTTCATCCTGGCTGCACTGTATGAACTTTTGTATGCGTCTCTTTGACTCTTGCCCTTTACGAGCTCAAGCACAAACCTCTCTTGCTTTATAGTCAGCATAAAATATTCTTTATACCCTTCTTCTATTATTCCAATTATTGACTCAAATCTATAGAACACCCTAAGACGCCAATAAGCCCATAGAAAATCTATGAGCTTTACTGACCTTACTTTCCATCTGTCTCCAGTGTTATGTAGCAGGGACAATTCCAGTAATATGCTTTGCAGAAGTCTTCCTTGAAGTCATGCTTCGCTGCTTTATTCTGAAATAGATGTGTTGTTACATCTCCGCATATCCCATCACACTTGATCTCTACTGCTGCCTCTTTCCGATAATAAGGACAGATCACATATTGATCATCTGTATACTTGAGCCTGGTTGACATGAGCACCTTCTATCTGGTAGATAAAAGTATCTTGCCGATTGAGACTAACTGCTGCTCCTGGAATAGTGTTCTTTTCATCAGCTCCTCAAGCATTATGTCTGAAGGAATACTCTTGACTGCCTCTCTGAGATCCTCCTGCTGAACTGCACCGAGTACCTGGCGTGTGATTGCTGCGTTTGCACTTACTTCACTCATGCTCTTAATTCCTCCCATCTCTTAGCTTGCCTTACTCTTGCCTGAAGCTCCTTGATCCTGGACTTCGTTATCGCTTTCCAGATTTCAACCAGATCCGTTTCTGTCTCTGCAGGCTTAAAGTATCCCTGCCCATCCTGGAGATTGATCACAAGCTCCTCGCTATCGCTTATTGACTTGCGGATTGCTCTGTTATCCAGACCAGTTATCTGTTCAAGCTCTGTCATTGTTATTGCATTTTCATATCCTACTGGAATCATATCCACTACTTGATTCATGCTTAACCTCCCTTATCTCTATCTGCGGCAGATCATCTATGAGATCTTCCAGATCTTTTAGATCCTTTCCATTGTCCTTCAGGATCTCTATCATATTTCTTAGACTTTCTACTCTTACGTACATCATTTCTTCTGCTTCCTTCGTAGTAACCTTTCTGGTATCCTCTGAGAAACGCTCCCTGCTCTCCCACTGGTGCATGATCCTCCTGGCAGTAACCTTCCTCGAATCCCTTAAGGTAGTAATACTTTGATATCCCATCTACGAGCTTCCTCACTGTCTTCTCTCTCATGAGTCCAAACATTTCTGATCCTCCTTAGTTAAATGGCAGCTCTTCTTCTAAGCCTTCTGGTATATTCATAAATCCATCTGCATCCGTTGCAGGCGCAGGCGCTCCTTCTTTCTTCTCGCAGAACTCGAAGCTATCCAGGATCACTTCCGTTGTGTATTTCTTAACTCCGTCCTGCCCAGTGTAGGATCCAGTCTGCAATCTGCCTTCTACTAAGATCATTGCCCCTTTTGCCGTATGCTTCTCTATAACCTCTGCAGTCTTTCCGAAAGCTACGCATGAAGGGAAGTCTGCTCCAGGATCTTGGTTGTCCTTTGTCTTCCTGCGATCTATTGCCAGATGAAACCTTGCTATAGCCATTCCTCCATCTGTGTATCTGACCTCAGGATTACTTGTAAGCCTGCCCTTAAGAATTACTTTGTTCATTGTTATCCTCCTTATAAATACGATTTTCTAAACTCTGTTCTGAACTTCTCCCTGGCTTCTTCGGCAGTCAGGTTAAATCTTTTCTTCGCCCACTCTTCAAAAGTCTCTTGCCCAGTCTGGTGTAGATACTCCTGCATCTTTTTTCCGTTCTTGCCATGAGCTCCGTTTGTACCCTGGTGATGTTCATAGCAAAGATGTACCTTTAATCCATAGCGCTCTGATATGTCTCGATCCGAAGCGCCGAAGATGTGGTGCTCCTCTGTGCTGCAGTACCTGCCACATATGAAGCAGCGCTCCTTGTGATCTCCTGGAATAATGCTATTCACCTTTATCCTCCAGGGCTGCTGCCTCTCTCATTGCCAGGCGGATCCTCTCAGGAATCTTCTCTGAGTTTTTCTCTCGCTCAACTATCTGCCTATAGACTTTTATAAAGTGACTCTGCTCAACTCCCATGTTGAACTCTTCATCCATTGCCATAGCATGCAGCATATTGTGAGATCCTACTGCCTTCTGTACCAGTGGCGGCAGCTTGTCGAACTCTTCCTGGCTATGCCATGCCGAATTGCGAATTGCATTGAATACCAGATTCCAGGCTTCCATCTCATTAAGCTCGTCTCCACGCTTCATGTTATGGATAATGTCTATGAGCTTACCTGCGCTCGGAGCGAAGCCAGATGTATCCGTCTTCTTGTAGATCTTCAGTGCATTGTATACATCCTCGTAGGAGTATTCCTGCAGATCATCCTGCCAGATATCAATGGTGAAGCTGATGAGATCTTCCCTTATCTTGAAGTTAGGGAAGCTTACTTCCATCCCCATGAGGATCTTCTTCGTCTCGTTTCTATCCATTTATGCCTCCGCCCACTTGTTTAACCAGACATTGCCTTCAGTTGTCTTGCTCTTGTTTGCGTAGTTACCATCCAGGATCTTTGCCATGTTTGCATCCTTGATCATCCAGTCAAACGTAGCTGACCAGTTGCGATCATTCTTGCCCTTAAGGAAGTCTGACTCCTCTGCCATCTCGAATACCCTGGTGAAATCCTCTTCAGAGTATCCACTGTTAAGTCTGGCTCTTATTGCCTTCTTCCTATTCTCGGAAAGAGATGTGAGTGATGGATAGGATGTGCAGATGGTATTGTAGGTATCAGCGATACGCTGATACGGAATACTCTCTCTCTTCTCTATCTCTATCTCTTTATCTATCTCTATCTCTTTCTCTATCTCTACGTTACCGATTGGTTTCACTGGCGTTACATCGGTGTTACATTGTAACGCTCTTTGTCTCTTCCGATAGTCTCTAACCCTTTGTGCTGAGGCGTTTTCGGAGCCAGTGCACTCTGTTACGAATGGAAGAAAATACTCTATGTTGTCCGATGTTTCAACCAGTCCGCATGAGATCAGGTAATTCAATGTAACTGCAACATTCTCAGGATCCTCATCAATATCCAGAGCTAACTCCTCTGCGAAGGTTTTCTCCAGACCAGTGTATTCAAGTATCCCATCGTGATCTAAAGACAGTAGCTGCATCTTTAAGTAGATAATGGTGTATGTATCTCCACCTGCGAGCTTCCTCAGCTTCTTGATTCTCTTACTATCAAAGAAATCCTTTTGAAGCTTTAACCAAAAATATCTTTTGCTCATTTAATCCACTCTCCGTATAAATCTATCCAGTCTGTAAGTCTCATCGTTACGAGCCACTCTTTGTTATTCCTCCGATGGAATACTGTAGGCAGTCCATCGTTGCGGATCTGTGCTTCCTTAACCGCCTGCTCCATTGCCTGCTGCACATTGAGCTTCTCTACTCGCTTAACCTCTGGATGAATGCCTTTAAGTCCTACAATGTCTGACTGATGATTGAAGACTTGACCACGCCTTACTTCATATCCCCAGTTATCTCTAAGCATATTGGCAAGCTCTCGCTCTCCGTTAGCTCCCTTGTTCCTGGAGGATCGTCCCATCTTCTTCAGATCTTTCTCCATCCTTTGCCTCCTCTATTGCTTGATGTATAAAATCATTCACTACTGAGTATTGCCACTCAGAGAAAATACTAAGATCCATGCTTTGCCTCCCATAATGCCTGCATCCTTGCAATCTCATCTGGTGTAGCAGTCTCTATTCCATACTCCTGACACTCCAGGATCGTACCTTCTATGAGCTTCGCCATCTCTGCAGTATTGTATGTATGAGATCCTCTATAGATCCGATACCAGAAAGCTCCATCCTCTCCGAACTTAATGAACTTCATGTGAAGAGTTTCGTTTTCTTTGATAAGCTCAGGATCCAGATTCGTTTTCACTACCGCAGGCTCTCCTTCGGCAATGTATTCTATCTGTCCGTACCTGGTTATCAGATCATTCTTCTCCTCTGCCATGCTTACGCCTATCTTCTGTCTAAGCTTGTCGCATAGCACATGGAAGTAAGCATTGCTATCTAAGGATCTCTGCTTGTGGTATTTGCCGATCTTCAGGGATAATTCTTTATTCTTCAGATCCTCTATACCTACTGGCTTCTCATTTACCTCGAAGGTTATATTTACTTTCTTTCCGAAGTAATCAAGTTGTATGTCCTTGATCTTCCCAGTGAGATTCATCATTGACTTCTACCTTTACATAACGTGATCTGGTGCCCCTGGCTTTCGCATGAGATATTGCTGAACTGATATCGTTAGGAGTAACTCCGCACAATCTCGCAAGCTCATTCCTGCTATCCGCAATCTTCAGTGGCAGCTCATACTCGTCCTCGCTGACGAGCATCCAGATGATCATCTGTGGTGCATCCTATAAAGAGTCATGAGTTGCGCATCGGTAAGCTTATCCAGGCTCTCTATATTCCAGTGCTTGTATAGCTCTGTGAGATCTTTCTTTTTATCCTCTGCCTCATAGAAACTCTTTGCATCCGCAAGCATCTCTTCTCTTGTGGGATAGCCGCACTCTTCAGGCTTCTTTGGCATCGGATCTTCTTTAGATTCTGCTGCCTTTGCTTTGCCCTTAGGCTTTGTATCTTTGTCTACTGGTAATGGCTGCATATCATCCTCCTTATTCTGATTCTTCATAGCATTCGCTACTTCCTCATAGCTTGCTATTGATACATCTATTCCTATACCGCACATAGCCAGAGCCCTACCTACTGCAGAAGTCTCGCAGTTTTCTATGTAACTTGAGGCATTTATGAAAGATGAGGATTTAAGCTCGAAAGCAGTACCAGTGCCTATGATCTTGCCTTCCTCGTTAAGGATCGTTGCCTTAAACACACATCTGTCTCCATCATCTTGGAGAACTTCAGTGATAATTGCTCCTGCAGGATAAAGCATCCTGAATGCCTTGATCCTCTCATTGACTACTGCATACTCTTTAGAGGTGATCGCTCCAGTCTTCTTATCCTTGCGCTCTATCGGCATTGTCTTTATGATCTTGTTAGCTTCTTGTATGGCTTCGAATGTTATTCCCATAGTGATCCTCCTTATTTAATCCTCAGGGATTCTCCCTGCTCTAAGTGCGCAAAGGTTATCTCCTCGCCTGCTTTGATTGCATCCTTGATTGCAGTCTTGTTGATTTCTTCCTTTACTACCAGGAAGTGAACTGGTACTTTAGACTCATCATCAATCACAAGTGATGGAGCATTCTTCTGGATACTGAACTTGTGCAGCTCTGTATCGAACTTTGTCTTACCAGTAGCCTTCATGACATTCTCTAAGGACTTTTTCATGCGATCCACTGCGTTATCGCAAGCCTTCTTCATGCCGCTTAATCTGTCGATCTCCTTCTTGTACTTCTCTGCCTTTGCCTTGATCTCATCTATAACTACGGCGTAGTTGTCTGCCTTGTCTTCCAGGGCTCCTTCAATTCCTTCCAGAGTATCCATGAAAGCCTGCTCGTCTATATCAGGATCATCTGCCAGATCCAGTAGTGCTAAATAGTCATTGCTTAATTCATATAAAGTTGCCATTGCTATTCTCCTTTGGTATAATTGTCTTGTGTCTGGAATTGAGTTGCGGATTCGTCTGCAGCTCTTTTCTTATGTTTCACTTCAAGCTCTTCAGTCAGAGCCATAATGTTCCTTGCGTACTTACTTATCCTCCCTTCATTCACGCAAGAGTCTCCGTTATAAATCATCAATACTGTTGCCGTATCCTCGTAGGTATCGTAGAGCTCCCTTAAGTAATGAGCGGCTACTGCCATGTTTTGAGATACATCATGCAGATCAGTTACTCCTAAGAGCTTCATCCTATCTCTGTGGCAGGAAGGCTTTACCTGCATCAGCCCTTTGCAAGATCCATCGGCGCTATCTACATCCGCTATGTATCTGCTCTCCGTCCAGGCTATTGCCATCAGTAACTCAGGACTCAGATCATACTCGAATCCATATAGTCTTGCTGCTGCCTCAACCTCATCAGGAATATCTGGATCATCCACTGGAGTCTCATGAAGTAGATGGATCTCAACCTCTTCGATCACTGGATCTTTTTCTATCGGCTTAATATCCACTTCGTACTTCACTACCTCTGGTCTATTGGCTACGTACCAGGGCTCTGTGTTTTGCACTGATCTGATATGTCCGTACCCTGCCAGGGCTCCCAGAACTATTCCTATAAGGATTGATATCATCGTCTTCTTCACTTACTTCCTCCCTTCATCCTTGCTATGTAGTTATCCAGTGCTTCCTTGTAGATGTAGTATGTGGATCTTGTCTTCTTAGCCACCACATGCCCTATAGGGAGAGTGCCATGCTGCATCATGTACCTTAAACAATCTGCGTCCATGCTGAGCGCTGCTGCTGCTTCTTTAACAGTGACTCTTTCCATGACTTTCTCCTTCCTACTGGTTGTCTTCCTTTGCAGGGCACCTGCCTGGTTGAACTTCCACATGTCTTGTAGTATTTACATCCGATACACACACTGCTCATCTCATCCCTCCTTAAGAAAGTAGTCGATAGGTTTATTGAAGTAGTCCGCTATCTTCATGAGCTTCTCAACCTTAGGCTTGCTCTTCCCATTCTTCCAGTCAGTAAATGTGGAAGGTGTAATGGAAAGATCCTTTGCCACTCGATAGTCCGTAATGCCTTGCGCATCTCTTAGCGCTGCGTATTTTGAGTACATGTTCTGCCTCCTTTCTATTGATACTATTTCGGATTTCAGTTATAATATAAGTGAGAAAAGAAATAATTACTGATTTCCGAAGTCGTTATACATATACTACTTCTGTTTTCAGTATTTGTCAACAACAAATTTCTGATTTCTAAAAATTTTTTTTGGAGGGAGTATATGGATACTTATCAGAACTATGTAAAAATCAGGGATAGTAAGGGATTGAAGGACTCTTATGTTGCTAAGGCAGCAGGCATAAGTCAGTCAACCTTTACCGATTGGAAGAGCGGAAAGAGTAAACCGAAGATGGATAAGTTGTCGAAGATCGCAGACGCTCTTCAGATATCCGTAGACTATTTAATGACTGGCACTAAGACCGCTAAAGATCTTTATATGGATTATGTGGCAGAGACTTCTTTCACTGATGATGAAGCGGACTTGATCCGTAATTATCGGAAGCTTAACATTCAGGGACAAGAGAAAGTAAAAGAATACTGCTCAGATCTGGTGGATAACGGAAGATATATAAAAAATAACGGATCTGAAGTGGTGGAGAAAAAGGCATAGCATGTTGTAGGAAACCAGTGTTCTTACACAATATAAGGAGAAAGATATGAAAAACCTACTTAAGTATATGCTTCCATTCATTGTTGTTCTGATCATAATGCTGATCGTCTTTGTGTTTATTCCTAAGCGGACTACAAAACCAGAGCCTGCCGCTACGTATTCTGAAGATACATCCGAAGACTCTTATGATAATGGATACAAAGCAGGTTATGATGAAGGATTCTCTGCAGGATTGAATGCTGAAGATGAGGATCACCAGGAATATATCCAGGGATATCTGGATGGATATAGTGATGGTGCCAGTGGGAAGGAGTCTGAATATTGAAACTACCAAACGGATACGGATCAGTAGTCAAGCTTAACGGCAGCAGGCGCAAACCATATGCGATCAAGATCTCATATATGGAGGAGCAGCCAGATGGAACTGCTAAGCGCAAGCGTAAGTATATTGAATACTTCCAGACTAAAGCTCTTGCTCTGCAGTATCTTGCCGAGTTTAATAATGGTGCGATTGTGAAGGAGCATGAGTCCTTTGCTCAGTCTCCTACCTTTGCAGAGATCTATGAAAAGTGGAAAGACTTCCGCCAGGGACTTAAGACAAATCCTTCCGCATCCACCTGGAAGAACTACAACATTGCCTTCAATAACTTTGCTGCGATCCATCATAAGAAATTTATATCCATAAGATCCCAGGATCTGCAAGAATGTATCAGTGCCCAGTCTGCCAAGTCCAGATCCACTGTAGGAAATATGAGAGCAATCCTTAAAGGAATGTATGCCTATGCTATAAACAATTCCTTTGTCGATAAGGATGTTAGCGCTACCCTGGTATATGAGTGGACTGACGTGGAGCATCCGATACACACTCACTTCACTCCTAAAGAGATCGCTACTCTGTGGGACTGTTTAGGATCCATCAACAATGTGGATATCGTACTTATATATATCTATACTGGAGTCCGTCCAGTGGAGCTTGTTGAGATCACAAGGGATAATGTTCATCTGGATGAGAGATACATGATCGGAGGCGTTAAGACTGAAGCAGGCAAGAATAGGATCATACCTATATGTGATCTGATCTATCCTCTTATTGAGAAGCGATATAACCAGATGAGACCTTACCTGATCACTACGAAGTATGGAAATCCTTATACTATCGGATCATACAGAGAGAGTAACTGGCGTTATCTTATGAATAAGCTTAACATGAATCACGCCCCGCATGACTGCAGGTATACCTTTGCTTACCTGGCGGATCGCATCAACATGAATGAGACATGCAAGAAGATCATTATGGGACATGCGTTATCGAATAAAGAAGGGACTGCCTTTAAGACTGGAGGCAAAGCAGATGTTACCAGAGATGTGTATACAGAGAAGACCATCCAGGATCTTCTAAGAGAAGTGAATAAGCTGCCAGATCGAGAAGCCCTTGATCTATTGTAGACCACTTGTGTACCACTTGTGTCCCACGTGTAACCATCTAAGAGATTTTAGTAGGAATTGAGAGCCTCTTAAGAAATATTCTGACAATAGTAAAAGCCCAGGAAATATCGCATTCCTGGGCTCCTTTAATACTTTTTTATACCACGCCTTGTGCTTTCATAGCATCAGCGCAATATGCCTACAAATAGGCGCACTATTAGACTTTTTGTGTACCACTTGTGTACTTCTAAAGTCTGACAATTTTAATCTTTCATATACTGTCCTGCCACATATAAAGCTATCATTGCAAAGATAATAAGTGTTATCATGACATCATTACATTCACTAACTTCTGTATCGCAGTCGGATCATATCCTGCTGCTCTAAGTCTGTCTTTCCTCTCCTGACCATTGCCCCACTTGCCCTGGCATACTTCCTCTGCAATCTCTACATTGCTCTTCTTTGCTGCAGGAGCAGGCGCTTTTCCGTCTACAGTATATTTCCTTATCTGACTCTCGTACTTCCCAAAAATGGAAGTAATCGTATTGATATACGTAGGTGAAGTTGCATAGCCTCCGTTCTTAATATCAGTTATGCACTCCAGAACTGTGCCCTTAGTAAGCGAAGCTTTGTATCTATTGCCTTCAATCAGATCAAAGTAATCTCTGATCGAGTCTTCCATGTTGTTGTATGCCCTGAAGCAATCATTGATAGATACATAAGTCTTGCCATCATAACACTCCTTCGTCTTCGCATTGTATACCTTGCCGCCATACTTTGCCTTCTGGATCCAGGACTTATTTGCCTTAATGCCGAAGAAGGCATTCGCATTCGCCATAATCTTTGATGTGCCGAAGGCAGACTCGCAGCAAGCCTGAGCCACACAAGTCCACGCCTGAGCGTTGCCGTATCCTCTTTCTTTGCATACCTTTACTGCTATTGGAGCTACTGTATCTATGAATGCTTTTGCCTGAGCTGCGCTTGCCATACTACGCCTCCTTCTTGAGCTGATAGACTGCGGACTCTATGAGAGCTTCCATCTGCTCATCAGTTATCTTAATGCCTCTGAGATTGAGCTGATCTGTTATATACTTCACAACTATCTCCTTCTTCTCTTCTCCCTTGCCTGATTCCCTGATGATCTGTTCTGCATACTTGACTGCATCAGCTACCAGATCTGCGAGCCACTTATAATTGCTATTCTCAATCTGAGCTTTTATCCAGGGAATGAGATAACGCACAATGAGCAGCGCTGCCAGGGATACTATAGCCTTCAATACATCCATCACAATCTCGTTAATTTCCATCTTCATCTTCTCCTTTGAGCTTAAAAATCTTGATCAGTCCGCAGGTAAGTATCTCTCCTCCCCAGACTGAAAACCAACATGTAGTGAGAGTGTCATACATCACTCCATAGACTACGCTTATAATAGTTGCTACGATTGTATAAAGAAGGATCATAATAAGAGAAAACACCACGTAGTATGATAGTGGCGCTTTCTTGATGTTCCTCTTGATTGATCCGATCTTTCTTTTAATTTTTCTGCGCATGCTCAAGATCCTCTATTCTATGATTTGCTACCTTGATCTGTTCCTCTACTACTGGCATCCGCTTTGCGAAGTTGTTGTGCTCTTTAACTTCTATCTTCATATCCTTAAATTCATTAGTCATATGCTCCAGGCGGACTTCCATCACTGCCTGGAACTGCTGACTATTTGCTCTTAGCTCTGCTATTGAGTCATGCACATTGTTGATCTCGCTTAGGTATGTCTTCTTATGTTCGTCCAGAGTAGACTGTATGCTCTCCTCCATGTCTTGCATCTTCGCATCTTGTTTGTCTATCTGCTCCTTCTGGAGCTTCGCATGCTCCATAGAGATCTTGTTTTGCTCAGACTTAAATACCAGAATTGAAGAAGTCAATGAAGTGATCAACGCAACAACTCCAGTTATTATCGTGCCCCATATTTCCATGACTTGCCTCCTATACCCAAGAGTAAGTGGGCTCGCCACCAACTACAGTGCATTTAAGTTTATATTCTCCATCCGTTGTCGGAAGGTTTGCGCTCTCGAATACCTGGCGGATCAGTGTGAGATATCCGCCTGCCGTACCTGAAGCATTCACTGCGATCTGCTTAGCATCCTCTGCTGCTTCTTTATATCCTTTTGCAGAAGCGCAATAACCAGAAGCTGCAGTCTCGGATAATCCTGCATTGTATTCTGAAGTTGCTGCTGCCGTAGCCGAAGCTGCTGCTGCTGCCGCCGCAGTCTCATCAATGCTTGTCTCAGGATCGTAAGCTCCATCTATGTAAGCCAGATCCTTAATCTCAACCTCTACCTCTGCCGCTCCAGTGTATTCATATGTAGTACCTTCATACTTGAATACCAAAGAATACGGACAAGGAAGAGCAGTATTCTCTGTCATTGCTTCCATCTTCTGAACTGCTATGAGACATCTGTTAAGAAGATCTCTGAAGCCAGACAGATCTGATTCTGATACATAATCGTCCTCGTTATACAGAGCGTTACGCACCTTGATATAGAACTCGAATGATGTGATCTGGTGATTGAGCGAATCCATGAGTGTGATTGTCATGGTTACATTGCCTGCCTCATCCGTTATGGCAGCAGGTATTGTATACTCCACTTCATTAAGCTTATTGCCGCCTTCATCTGTTACGATGGTTGCATCTCCGAAGACTACTGATCCGTCTTCCTTTACGCCTCTTACAGTGGCGCTCGTTACATCTATCATCGGCATCGGAGTTTTATTTGCAAGCAGTGTAAAGTGGCAAAGTCTGCTATCTACATCACCTTCGGAAACAATGATTGTATTTGATTTTGTTGGTCTTGCGAAGTCAACAACTAAGTCATATCTTGCATTCATGTTAATACCTCCATTTACTCTATCGTAACAAAAAGAGAGTGCCCATTATAGGACACCCTCTCTTGCTCTTACCAGGGCTCTTCATCATATTTATCCATCATCTCTGTGATCTGATCTATCTCGTACTGGTAGTAATCTCCTCCGTACTTCTTCGCTATCTTCGTACCCTGCTGCTCATCTATGTAGGCTTTGATCGTTGCAATCCTGCTAAGCTTTGTGGTTACACTCGAATCTCCCTGCTTGTACTGCTTAACCAGTGGCTTCACGTAATCAGAAGTGAGACTCGACTTCATATCCTTTGCCTCGACTCCTTCATTATGCCAGGCTTCTATCGCAGTCTTGTAATCTCCCTGACCAGTATCAAGCACATCGTACAGATTCTGCTTTGCTGCAGTCTTCTTTTCCTGCGCCGCCTGCTTAGCTGCCTTCTCCTCTGCCTTGATCCTTGCATCTTCTCTGGCTCTGTCAAAGTTTGTACTGAATACTCCCAGTGCAGCCTCAACCTGCTCTTCTATATCACCTTCAGAGAAGTTGCTCCGTTCATACATTACAGAGTGCTCATAGTGATTAAGGATGTGCTCTACGATCTTATCATCTTCCTTGCCGCCATCCTGCAGCGCCTTGATTGCAGCTCTTACATCTCCGCCATTTTCTATCGCATCATCCAGGATACTGTAGCTTACTTTATCGGCAGTCCAGGTATCTATAAGCTTATCCATATCATCATCGGTATAGCCTGCTGCCTTATATCCTCTGAGCATTATATTGCGGAGATCTGCCATAGTCTCTGTATCGCCTGCTTCAAAAGCTTCCATGTACTGATCTTTGTACTTTCCGCCTATACCGCTCTTAATGTCCTCGACTGTGCCGCCTTTATCCATTGCCTTATTGATAGCATTGCGAAGATCCTCATCACTCTTCTCTGCATCCAGAGCATTGTAGAACTTCTTGTATTTATCATTCTTCTTCTCAATCTGCTTCTTGAGCTGATGTTCATCATCCGCAAATAGATTCCAGAATGAAGCGCCTTCTCTTGAGAGATTATATAGCGGCAATCCAGTAAGGTTTGAAAGTCCCTTCGCATATGTCATATATGCTGCATACGGAGTCTTCTTGTACTCTCCATCTATGAGCTTCTTACTGGTTGTTACTATGTCAAGCATTGACTGAACTGCTGAAGCATCAAGCATCTGCCCCATCGAAGTGCCGTATGTGTTCTCTCCCTTAAGCGCATTGATCAGTGCTGATGATACATCCTTTACTCCAGGCAATCTGTTAAGTGGATTCACATTATCTATCATGTTTGATACGAAGTAATTCTGTAGTGTCTCAAGATATTCCTCATCATCATCACGATATCTTATTGCGTCCATGACTGACTGTGCCAGTGAGTTTACAAGATCCGTAATCGCCAGGACAACTATAGCCTTCCTTGCTGCCTTCCACTTAAAGATGTTTGCGCCATGCTCTCTGTAGTCTGTTACCAGTGCCTTCATTGCCATGTTGTAGCTCTTTGTAGGCTCCGCCATGAATGATGTAAGCATCTTAGAATATACGCCACTCGCTCTCATTGCCTGAGACTTCTGGATCGTAGCATCTACTACCTGAGTCTGAGCGATTACATCTCTGAATCTCTCATTGACTCTTGCAGTGAACTCATCCTTTGTAAGTCCCTGCCCCTTAGTAGCCTTCCTCTGCTCCATCTCTACTGCATTGTATAAGCATGCCCAGGTTATATCATCTGCCTTGCCTGCTGCCCACATAGAAGCCTCAACCATCTTGTCTCTGGGAGTTGATATTCCAGTGATGATCTCCTTAAGAGATTTACCCATTGAAGTCTCGTAGTATCCCTGGCTCTTCCAGTATGCCGTAGGAGATATGTCTGTGATCCTCTTCATCTCATGAGAAGCCACAAATAACTTCGGCGTTGCAGCTACCAGATATTTCCAGTCAACCATATTCGCCGCTCTTACATATGCCGTAGGCTGCTGAATAACAACTCTTAAGTTGAATCCGATTGCTGCGCCCTTGTAGTTGCCGATCAGTGACTGCCAGGGAGTCTGGATATCGTTATTCTTCTCCTGCCCATTGATATCCTTAATGAACTTCTTGAAGTATTCAGATCCTGCTTTGTCTACTGATCTGCCCATATTGGCATTGATTGCCTTCTGGACTGCGCTCTGGTCAATACCTCTGTCGGACTCTGAGCGGAATTTGTAGTTAAACCATCTGATTGCATCTTTAACTGCAGGCGCATATGAATGATATGCTGCCATCTGGTTGACATGCTCGCTCAGCACATCGAAGATATCTGTAAGCACCAGGGCATTGTCAGCATTAGGATTCGTTGCCTTCGTGATTCCCATGTGCTCTATGCCGTTAAGCAGATCATTGAATGCGTTTGCATTATTAAGAGCATGAGTATCAGCGTCTGTCTTGATAGGGAAATATTCCTTCTCTCCGAACTTCTTGTAGTTATACATCATCTCAGAAGCTTCGTTGCCCCACTTAGCGCACTCGTTTGCCATGAACTGCTGAATCTTATCTGCAATCTCCTTTTGCTCCTGCGTTAAGGATCCAGTGATCATGTTAAGCTCATCTGCAGTTACATGAACTCCTTCGTTCTGAGCATGCTGAACTTTGAATAGTCCCTTCTTCTTATTGACTGTATCTGTCTCTATTCCTCCTAAGAGTATATGCTGCAGAGCCTGCGGTCTCTTTGAAAGCTCGTACAATGACATGATGTGTGCAGTGGTAAGATCTACTCTTCCATCTGCCAGGTGGAATGTATGGATCTCTGCATTCTTTCCAGTCCACTTCTTGAGATCCGACTTCTTCACATCCTGCATCACTTCTTCCATATACTCAGAAGCATGCTTTATATCTGTTACCTTGCGCTCGAAAGCCTCATTGAAGCTATTGAATATGCTCTTACACTCTTCGCCCTGGAAGGCAAAGAATGTCTCAGGCGTACACATATCTACCTCAAGCAGCTTCGTTATACTATTCATGATACGTGTGTGATCCTTAGGCTTATTACGCTTAGCATTCTCTATAGCATCCATAGCCTGAGCCTCAATGTTCGCTCCAGATGTAAATGCTTTATTCTGATTTGCAATCCAGTGCGTTACGCCTCTTAAGGTATTCTTAACTATCTTAAGATCTGAAGGATCCAGAGTATTGATATTCGCTACTCCCTGATTCCTTGAGAGCATATCATCGAACTGATCTGCAAGCTCAGGATCTACAAGCTGAAGGAAGTTGTGCATATCTGCATCTTCTGATCCAGTACAGTCTCTTGCTGCCTTAAGGATATCCTGCATCTGGCGCATCTTCTCCGTCCAGGTATTTACTTCCTTTGAGAGCAATCCCTTGTGCGCAGCTTCATCATATTGTCTTAATACATCTTCCCTGGTTGATCCAGTGAATCTGCCAAACTTCCTATTGCCTGCATTATCAGACACATACTGTTTATAATTTATGATGTAGTAGTTGCCATCCTTATCCTGCTTTACATCAGGCTCGATAAAGTCAAGTGCATTGATGAACTCAATCACTGGCTCCTGCAACTGAGTAGGCACATGATTGTTATCGTTAGGCTCTAAGATCCACTTCATGAGCTTCTTAGCTTCCTTCGATATCATCTGCTTCTCATGTCTTGCTGCCTGAGCTTTTCTAAGATCCGTTGCTGCCTTCTTATTCTTTGCCTTGATATCCAGGATCTTCTGATTCATCTCAGCAGAGCGCCATCTCTCATTGTACTTAGCTTCCTTGACCTTCTGCTGCATGTCAGCTCTGGCTTTATTATATCTTTCACGATACTGATCACGCACCTTCGCTCTGTACTCTGTCTGCTTTGCCTTGATCTTCTCTACTGCCTTCTTAGCCTTCGCATCACTTTGAGTATTCAGATACTCTTCAACTATTCTCATAGCCAGATCCTTAGCTACATCCTCCGCATCTCCGCCGTAATCATTGACTGGCGTAGGCTTCATAGCCGAGAGCGCATCATATAATGCAAGCGGCTGATCGCCTACGTTTGTATCAGGATCCAGTACATAACCAGACTGTTCGACCATCTCTGACCAGATTGAATCTAAGTATGTGCCATTCAAGCTGAAGTTAAGCGGAGACATTGCCTTCTTGAAATCAGCATATGATCCGACTGCACTCTTCACTTCTGCGAGCTGAGTAGGATTGAGCTTGATCTTGTAATTCTTCAAGGCATTTACGAAGTTGCGATATACTTCATCTCCTTCTGTATGCACTGCTTCATCTATAACTGGTCTTGCGATCTCGTTCATGACTCTCATCATATCGGTATAGTTGACATGATCAGCAGTCTGCATATATGCGAAAGCCTTCTCCATCATTCCTGCGAATGTTTTGATATTTATGGAGGATCCATATTCTGATCTGAGCTTTGTCGCAATAGTATTGATAGCCTTGCTATCTACTGCCTTATGTTTGAGAGCCTCCATGCCTTCTTCCAGGATAGATCCTAAGTCCTTGCGCTCCTCTTCGCTCCACTGCTCCTCAAGAATATCGAAGAGATCTGTGTCTATTGAGTAACGGATATCAGGACTTCCTGCAGGATTCTCATTGTATATTGACTTGATCTGTCTGGGCTCAAAAGCAATTCCTACTGTAGAAGCTACATCCTCACTGGTACTTGCGTACAGTCCAGTGTCTATCACATCCTTGAAGATCACTCCATCGTATCCCTTCTCCTTTGCAATATCCGCATAGAGTCTGGTGTTTGTAGGAACTCTTTCTCCATTGTTGAGATATACATCACTGATGAACATCTCGCCAGTATTGTTAAGCTCTGCTATCTCATAGATCTTACCGAACTTTTTCTCCAGATCCTCAAGTGTCCTGAAGATCTCATGTCCCCAGAGTCCAGTCTGCATATCCTGCCAGTCAGCTTCGTATCCGTCTGTAACATTGACGATATCGAGATCTCCATACCATGTATCATAGCTACCTATAGGAAGCTCATCCCATCTGTTGCCCATAGCATCAATCATCATGGGATTCTTAAGATTGAGATATACCTGGTAGTTTGCATCCGTATCATGATCCATGTCCTGAATGCTATCTATGAAGTAATCCTGGGCTCCTTTAAGATCGCCACGATATACCTCCTGGTCTTCATCCATGCCCACTTCCATGATAACTACATTATCGCCATCTTCTTCCAGGTATAACTCTCCAGAAGTGTATCCCTGCATAGCACTATCAAGCTCGCTAAAGCCCATCTGCTTATCAGGTAAGAAGAGCTCATGAGTGCCTGAGTATGTCTTCGCTATATTGTTGTTGTCAGTGAAGAATAATGAGATCTTATCATCGGATCTGCCAGGATCGAAGACTGTAAAGCCTGCGCCTCTGGCTCCATGATACATGACTTTAAGAGATCCGTTTTCATCACGCATCTTTGAATCTTTGAAATATGCTTGCTGATCTTCTGTGAGAGTATGACCTTCAGAATCTACGCTTAAAGAATGCCTGCGGTCTGCAGTGTTGAAAGAGCTTCCTTCTCGGTCTTGCAATTCTGTATCATCTTCAAAATGGTAGTTGACCTTTCTTCCTTCTGCTCTTCCGTCATGCCTTCCATTGGTTTGACTATCTTCAAAACTGTAGGATGTGAGTATTCCTTCTCCGTAAAGAATCTCAATAATCTGTTTCGTCTCGTTGAATCTTTCTCCATGTCTTGCTCCTTCATCAATAAATCCTATAACTGCGGCTGCTTTATCTCCAGTTTCTGTATTGACTACAATTAAGCCTTTGACTTTAGGATTCTCTGTATTTGCATCAGTAATAAAGAGCTTGTTATTTACCTTGTTTATATTGCCATCTACTAAAGGTATTATAACATCTCCATCCGCAGTTTTGGTATATGTTTCAATACCATTTCCATTATTATAATTAGCTACTGCTTTATAGAAAGAAGCCCATTCAGACTTAGAAGGCTGATCCTCGCTTCTTACATCCAGAGAATATCTATTGCTATAGTCTACTGGATAATCATCCTTGTCTTCTCTCGTCCACCACTGCCACTGCTGAGAAGTCCTGGTGTTGAAACGCTTGTTGATCTGTGGCTCAATCTGCGCATGCAGTCCGCCGTTTGCATCCCAGTAATATGTATTGCCTTCCTCGTCATAGGTATGGCGAAGCAGAGGCTCGTCTGCCCACTGCCTTAACCAGGGACGCTCCTCCAGGATATCCTCTCTCATCTGGCGATACTCTGTATCTGTAGGATTCTTTACTACTTCAGTATTGCCTGCATAGAATACTCTATCATTATCTGTATCGAGAGAGAATCTTACATCATTGATCTCTGCGCTCTGATCTGCAAGCAACCTTGCTCTATCGTACTCATTGCCTGCCTCGTATAACTTATATGCTACGCCAGACTCATCAAGCTTATTGAGCACATCGTTTGATACATCATCAGGCAGAAGGACTTCTGCGATCTCGTTAAGCAGAACTGCTCTCCTGGGCTTTGCCTCAAAGTATCCAGTAGGAAGCTCAGCTATATCTTTCATGAGCGCCAGGATATCATCAGCAGTGTGCTCATTGATATGCAGGTTAGGATACTCATTAAGAACTCTCTCTATGCCTGCTTTCGTTCTTGATGTGCTTACTGCATCCTTGATTGCTTCGGCTGCCTGGTCGAATGCCATGAACTGATTGTGCTCGCTCTTGCTCTGGATTGCGCTGCAGATCTCTGTGAATCTCTGAGAGTGTCCCATTGTGATCTGCTCACGCTCTTCATCAGATATAACTCTAAGCTGCCCTTCGTTCTTATGAATATCGGATATAGATTTGAAGTCCTTAGTGGCAAGCGCCTGAATTGCGCTCTGTGCAAAGAAGCCATCGGCTCCCTTCTCATCATTCTGATTCATGATCTTGACTATGTTCTCAAGAGTGTAATCATCATGTAATGCTTCCCAGGATCTTCTGTTGCCAGTGTTTGTGAATACATCTTTATTATTCCTTAAGCCTCTCTTCTCTATTGCATCCTTGAAGAGATCTTTGATCCACGCCTCGAAGTCTGCCTGATCAATAACCTTCTTAGCTTCATCCTTGAATGCGTATCTATCTATTGTGCCCTGAATACCATCTCTGTAGTATTTGTTGATACCTGCAGTAAGGTTATCCCAGTCATTGAATGAGAACTCTTCATATAAAGGCTTCTTGAGGAACTCTGGTATATCCTTCTTGTCCTTGACATACTTATCTACAAACTGCTTATTGAGTGTCTGCCTGAACTGCTCTGCAAGATCAGGATTCTTCTCATACGATGTTAGCGCTCCCTGCTCTCTTAATGCCTTTGCCTCTTCTGCGCTCACAAGCTTAGCTGCCTCGATAACCTGCTCATTCGTCCACTTGCTATTGAGTCTTTCTTCTCTCTGAGGCATGTCAATCTCAATGCCTTTGTCTCTCATGTATGCAAGCATAAGAGCTTCCTTGCCATGATAAGCATCTGCAAAGTCTCCGCCATTTCTATCTGCAGCATCCTCTATGTCGGATCTGTCACTTATGCCAATATATCCCAGGGCATTCTCTTCTGCCTTGCTGATCAGGGAGAATACCTTATCATAGATCTTATCCGCTTCAGACTCACTCACTCTGAACTCTACTGTAGGGAATGTGGGAGTCCATGCGTCTCCTCCATATACCTTGTTGTATCTGCTCCTCTTAGGATCTATCGTATCTCTATGGAATAATACAGATACTTCTCCGTACTTCGAGTGCTCCATGCCTGCCTTGATTATTGCAATCGAAGGAGACGGAAGTCCCTGAAGTCCGAGATCCGCCACTAACTGATCCGTTGTCATATTGTGTACTGCTATAAGATTCTTACCGAAATCTACTCTGGGATCCTTTGCTGCTTCTGCCTCAAGCTGCTTAAACAACTCAGGATCTACCTTCATGGAGAATTTAATACTCTCATTATCTGTAGGCTTTTTGTTGCTGATCTCTTTGATCTGATTAGAGTAGAATGCGATTGTCTCTGTAGGTGCTACTATACCATCATATGAAGTGCCATTGACTTCATTGAATAACTTAACTGCTTCGCAGAAGTCTCCTATGCAGGTAGCATTGAGATCCTGGAGAATACCATAATCATCCTTGCCTTTAAGACCATTGAGGATACTGTTAGGTGTAGCATCGTATCCATAGTTTTCAATGCCGTAATCCTCATTGTCTGCTATCTCATTGATGTACTTAAGTAGCTGCGCATCGGTGAATGTCTTTGCGCCAGGCTGAATAGGATTTGTGATGTTAAGGTATACATCATAAGTCTGCCCATACTGCCCTGCATGAGAGTTGCTCTCAGAGAAGTAGAATCCTCTGCCGTACAATCCGCTTGCCTTTGCCTTCTTGATATCGAATACATCGAAGCCATATGATCCAGTGCCATGATGAAGGACTTTAAGATTGCCATCCTTGTCTCTGATCTTTGACTCAGTAAAGAAGCTCTCCTGATCCTCAGTAAGCTCATTACCTTCTGCGTCAATAGAGTTGCGCACCTGGATAGTTGTGCCCTTCTTGCTCTCTGCAGTATTCTCATAATTCTTAATAGCTCCATCCAGAGCCTTTATGAAGTTATCAATGATCTTCTGGTTGTTGTCGATCTTGCCCTGGAGGATCTGCTTCTGGAAGTTATTAAGCGTTGAGTTGTGAAGCATGTTCTTCATAGACTCTACTATTCCCTTAAAGAAGTCTTTGATCTTTGTGCCCAGACTCTTTGCTTCCTTGACTCCGTACTGCTCGCACATGTAGTCTGCCAGTGCCTTCTGTCCTTCGGATGTATTCATGAGCGCTACTAAGAAGTCATTGCTCATCTCTCTTGAGCTTTCAAGCGCAGTCTGCTTAGCATTGATCTTCTCATAAGCTCTCTGATAATTATCCAGGGACTGCTGATATCCATCTGCTCCCAGGACTTTTGCTGAAGCCTGCATAGCTGCGGATCTGATCTTCTCATACGCCTCACTGTTATAAAACTCAGTGAACTCAGCAAGCTCATGTATGAGCTGAGAAGCGTGATCCTCAGTTACTGTGATCGTTGACTTGCTGAGCTCGATCTGCGCCTGCTTACCAGACTCATTCGCATCTGCAAGCACCACATTAAGACCAGTAGCCTTCGCTGCCAGTCTCATGAACTCTGTATTCAATTCAACACTGGGATTCCTTCTTATATCCTGGAAGGTGCCTGATCCCTTCTTGATCTTGAATGCTCTATTGACTCCTTCAGTCGCTTCTCTCTCGATCTGTGCAGTGTAGTCCTGGACTCCTGCATCATAAATAGCCTTCACTGTATCTTTACCCAGTGTCTCTGCTATTATCTTGCTGAATCCGTTCTCGCTTGCATCCTCGAATGATACACCAGTCTCTCCTGCTCTGTAGAAGTTTTTGAATGCGATATCATACTGATTGATGTTTACTCCGTCCTTGATATTCTCTATGTAAGCATTCTTTGCGTTGAGCGTCTTCTGGGCTGAAGCATTCACATAAGCCTGCTTCGTTGCTGAAGTGTCTGTGATATCTGCTACTTCTATAGATCCTTTGTCAGTGATTACTCTGCCCTGCGCATCAAATGATCCAGATAACTTAACTGATCCTTCGTTTGTCTGTACTGATCCCTTAAGACTATCTGCGGACTCAACTACTTTCTTTCCTATCTCAAGTCTCTGCTGCTGCCCTGCATTAAATGCCTCTGCGGCTTCATGAGATATAGCGCCCAGAGATTCCCTGCTTGCTCCGCTCATTCCCTGGAGATAAGCATCCTGAGGACTAAGCTTAACTGAATCGAGCTGCTCTTTTGCTATGCCGTTATTCTCCGCCAGTCCATAGGCATCATTGTAGATCTCATCTGCCTGGGATCTCATCTGTGCTGATGTAGAGTTTTTCATTGCCTGGTATGTATCAGCTATAGCTTTAAGATCTCCAGACTTAGCGGCATCATACATTGCCTTCTGTGCCTGGTCTACTGTCATGGTAGATTCCTGGCTTCTATACTCTGCAGGTACGGACTGGATTTCTTTTGTATACTTTTTGTATGCCTCCTGGGAAGCGCCGTACTTTTCTGCTGCCTGCTCTGCAACATAAAGAGACTGCTCTATATCCAGTCTATCTGAAGCGCTAAGCTTTTTGCCTGCTGCCTCTTTGTCTGCGTACTCCTGCAGTTTTTTCTTTACTTCTCTTCCTTCTTCCGTTGAATCATCAACTGTATCCGCCAGATACTGAGTCGGATTGTTCTTGTACTTCTCAGCATTCTCCTTAACAGACTGCCCATACTCTGTTTTAGTATCTGCATTCTCTGCTATCCTTCCGCTACTTTCACTTATATAATTTGCTCTATGAGTATTGTAGTTTGCAGTTTGATATCCCTGGATTGATGCGCCTGCACCCATTCCAAAACCAGACAAGGATCCTGCAAGTCCATCTGTGGTATACTCTTTAACCTTCTCCATGAGGACTGTCTTCTGTGCTTCTTCTTCAGACATTCCATCTTTCATGTAATCAGATACTCTCTGATCAAAGTCGCTGAGCTTATCATTAAGAGCTCTTGATATAATCTGATCAGCAACATCGTTGATCAGATCCGAAGCCATCTCTTCTGTTCCTTCGATTGCTCCCTGAGCTAAGAGATTGACTATAATATTCTTTCCTGCCTTTGTGCCTCTTGCAATCTCCCAGGCATTATCCAGGGAAATCTTTTCTGTTACGTACTCTGCCATACCACTGCAGATACCACGAAGCTGAGCGCCTTCTTCTGATGCGCCTGCTTCTCTTGCGCTTCTATATCCGCTCTCATATCCACTTGTAACAAACGGAGTCATTGCAACATTCTTTATGAGTTTCTCTGCTGCTGCCGCCTTGCGCATTGAATCAGTAACTGCTACTCCGTTCTTTGTCGCACTTGCAAGCTCAGCGCCTGCGCCTGCTACTCCAAAGAAGTCTGCTGCCGCACCTGCCATATACATATTGACTGCAGAATCTCCCAGGCTCGCTGATGCACCATAAAGGAACTGACCTACATTCTGCCCAGAGTATTTATTGATAAATCTTCCGACTGCATTATTATCCAGTGCAGTGTTTTCAGATAAATAATCATTGACTACATCCTGATCCGCATTTTCAGAATGTACTCTATACATATTTGATGTAGAGTAAAGATCTCTGCCCTGACCTTCAGGCTTTTCTTCAAAATTGGATAATACTGAAAGGCTATTAAGAGGAGATAGTATTCTGGCAAAACCCCAGTTTGCTGCTCCCTTCGCTATCTTCTCAGGCACTGAGTCGCTCTCGCTCGTAGGCATGAATCCGCCTTGCTCATCATACCAGTCTTTATTTGCCAGACGCTCAGATCGCAGAGTATACTCTTTGATTTTTTCATCATCCCATCCGTACTGCTCTTTGAGGATATTCTGTCCTTCTGAGATATACTCGTTGCCTTTGCCTGCCTCTGGATTGTTTCCAGTTTTTCTATCAAGCCACTTCTTAGCCTCCGCCTGGAGCCCAGTGCTAAGGAAGCTATAAGAGCTATCATCTGCTTCCTGCTTCTGTCCTTTGCGGATAAGATCCAGAGCTTCTCGTTCTCCTTTTGATAGAGCTTCAATGCTTGCCTGGTTATATATAAGCTCCTCTTCTGCCGTAAGGAATCCATCTTTTCCTCTGGCTTTCTTGTCGGTATAATCGTTTATTTCCTTGTAATCATTGACGATACCTTTGATATCATCCTGAGTATAACCCTTTTGCATAAGAGACTGTTCCGCTCTACGCTTAACAGATTCTTCCGCAGATAATCCGAGCTCAATTTCCTCATCAGTCATTTTATATCTGTTGTTCTCGAAAGGAATTTCAGGATTGATAATCTGATCAAAGAGTGCTTTATCGTCTGCGCTCAGGCTATCGAGCCTACTCTTTGCCTTCTTGACCGCAGTGGGATCACTCTCTCCACTCTTAATCTTTTCAAGCTCAGGCAGCAGCTCTGCTCTCTGTGCTCTTTCTGCTTCCATCTGTTGCATCTGATTCTGCATAGCCTGCTCATGGTTTGCCTGGTATGTGTCAGCATATGACATTGCGGCATACCTCTGGAAGGGAGACTGATTCTGCTCGTCTTCATCCTCAATCTCTCTTGCGTATGCGTTATACAGATTCTGTGCGTTACTTCCCTGAATAGAGGAAGAAGATCCTCTGGGAGCTAATGTCCCCAGGGATCCTCCTCCTCTGATTTTTCTATAGTTATCAAATGCGCTCATGCTTTATCTCCTTAGAATTTGCGTTTTCCTTCTGCGTAATCCTTCAATATATCAATCTCTTCTTTGGTGAAGCCTGCCTGCTGCAGTTTGTATTCTGTCAGTTTAAGCTGAGATCCAGTCTGTGCATTCTTAAGATCTGAGATTGCCTGCACTGCCACCTTCCTATCATCCGCCGACATGTCGGTGAGATTGCTTACTCTATCCTGATTGTAAGGAGCAATGCTTAAGCTTGTGGTGTTATTCTGCGGAGCCTGGTGCATCCAGTCTTGCCATGCCTGCTGCTGAGAAGCGTTGCTTGATCCAGATCCTCCCCATGCACTATTAGCTGAAGCTGCTGCTTTCTTGCTTGCGCTTGATCCGCCTCCGCCGCCACCAGATCCTGCTGCAGGAGCTGAGTTGTAAACCGAATCGCTCCATGAGTTTGTAGCAGAGTGTGATGAAGTATCCTGCCAGTAGCTTGTATTGCTCTGAGAATCTTCCCAGTAGTTTGTGTCCTGATCTGATGTAGTGTGAGAATGTGACCACCAGTTTGTGTCTGTGATCTGGTAGTTTGAAGTCTCCTGAGCTCTCTCTTTCCAGTATTCATCATTCCAGTAGTTACGCTCCTGAGCGAACTGATTGTAATCAAAGTTACGCTCATCAGAGTACATACCATAGTTGAATGATCTATCTGCCTGCCAGTCCGCAACATCGTCTCTATACTGTCCGTACTCTCTGTTGTAGGCATCTGAAGTGATACTGTATTTATTGAGCATCTCATTGCCTTCATTGAGATACTGCTCGTATGCCATATTCCTGAATGTGGGAATAGCATCATTGATCTTCTGCAGGTTGTCCTGGTATGTCTGCTGAGCTGCACTCTGAGCATATGAGGATCCATATCCGCCATTCATAGCCTGGGCTCTTCCCAGAGTATCCTCCATTGCCTGCTTGCCCTGCTGAGTATAGTTGTCCTTATACATCTGATACATCTGATCTTCGTTGAAGTTATAGTTGAACTTCTCACGATTCATGATCGCATCATATAAAGAATTGAGCTTGTCCTCATACTTACTCTGGAATGTAGGCTTCTGATCAAGTGTATCCTGGAGCCTCTGATAAGCATCCTTTACCTTCTGCCCTTCCTCGTAATCAGTATTGTAGGCATTCCTATGAGTCTTTGTATTCTCTTCTACCTCACCAGATAGCCAGGATTTACCATAGCTATATGAATGAGATCCGCCTTCTGCGTTAGTGTCAGACTCTCCATGTGTATGAGATCCACCTTCAGTATGTGAAGATGTACTTGATCCGCCTTCAGTATGTGAGCTACTATCTGTGGTTGATCCGCCTCTGGTACTGGTTGTGCTACTCGTACCACCTTTAGCGAATAACTGTAATTCAAACTTTTTCATAGTCGGTCTCCTTTTGCATAAAACCCTACCCTTATCGTACAAAACAAAAAGGCTATATTATAGAACACCCTTAAAAGAAAAGAGACTACGGATCTACCATAGTCTCAATCTCTTTTAATAATTCTTCTTCCTGGTCGATGGCTTTGTACTGCGATAGCTCATCAATGATCTTCTTGTTAAGATCTATGAGCTCCTCAATTATTCTGCTCTGAAGCAGGAGTAACTGTTCCATCTTCGTTGATTATGAAGCCATCCTCGATGAGCTTCTGTTCTACTTCATCCTTGAGCTGAGCAGGGACTTCATCGAAAGTCTTCTCTCCACGCTCTATCTTTGTAGCCCAAAGGATACTGATCTTCTTGTAAGCCATCTACTTAGTCCTCCTCATCAATAAGATCTTCGCATCCGCACTCAATAAGGATCTCTTTTACCTGCGGCTTTAAGAGTCTCGGTACCTGGCTATAAGTCTTCTTTCCCAGGATAATCTTCTGTGCCCATAACATAGCAATCATTGTTTCGCCCTCCTTGTTAAATAGTATGAAAAATAATAGCCTAACCATAGATGATCTCGCTCATATCCATGAGGATCTCTTCTGTCTCTGACATGCGATTAGTGAGCCCCTGGTTTGTATCAGGATACGAGTCCATGTTTACTGTGAATCCGCTCTCAGGATCATACTTATATGCAAGCGGAGCCACTACTGCAGGAATGCTTTCATCCGATATCATATACATCTTCGCAATGTCATAATATGTCGGCTGAAACTGCTGCCCTATCTTTGCATATATGGTCTCGTTATCTGATCCGATATAGCCCTGGGCATCCTCAGGATTGCATAATATCGTTACACCATTGCTTGTCTTCTTTACTGGCTTAACAGTATCAACGATATCTACCACTGCATTATCCTTGTTAAGCATAACAACTTTGTCCATTGATAAACCTCCTTATGAATAATTCATTGTATAAGCGATCCATATTCTTCATGGATCTGTAAGCATTCTTGTGCTGCAGGTATCCTTTGTGAGAAGCATAGAAGTTACGCACTCTCTCATAGTCTATCTCTCCTGCCTCCAGACGCTTTGAAATTGCCTTCATTTTGCGTCTGTTCCTGGTGATGCACATTCTTCCAGGCTTGTTTATTACCTTGCCATTCTCGGTCAAATACACACGATCCTGGAGCCATACGAAGCCATGTGTCAGCTTTACGATCTGAGTCTTGTTCGGATTGAGATCTATGTAATATTCCTTGTACTTTTCTTTAAGATAGTCCAAGAGCTCCCTGGCTTCTTCCTTTGTTTTACAGATGATATAGAAATCATCCATGTACCTGGCGTAATACTTACATCTCTTCTCTTCTTTTATACAATGATCGAGATCGTTCTGGTAGGACACCGCATTGATCTGGCATACCTGCGAGCCTAAGCCCAGTCCTCTATCAAAAGGACGGATAAACTCCATCGTAAGATCTACAAGTCTTTGATCAATGATCATCTTCCTCATGTTCTTTTCAACCAGATCATGATTGATAGATCCGAAGAAATCATGGCAGTCTCCTAAGAGTATGTATCCAGTGGATCCATTCCTTCTGTAGTATTCCCTTAGGTGCCGCTTTAATCTCTCCCTTGCAAAGTCCGTACCTTTACCCTTTTGAGAAGCGCCGTTATCATAGATCAGGCTCTTCTCCATCACTGGTACTATGCCGTAATCGCATACACTCTTCTGGACTACTCGCTCAGATATGTGCACCGAAGTGATGTGCCGCTTCTTTCCTCGTTCATTGATATCAAACTCAATAAAGCCTTTAGTTATACACTTGCCTTTGCGCAGTGCATCGGAAGCTTCCATGCTATGCTTAAGTACATTGACTCCATATCGCTGCACTGAAGCTTTCCAGTTTACATTCTTCCTGGCTGAGTAGAATGCTTTGCGAAGGTTATTAAAATCAGTTACGGCTTCAAACGTATAACCTTCATTACGTTTGCGCCTGGCTTCTTCCCTTCTGGCTTTACGCCTCTGGTATCGAGCCTCATGTCTTTCCACACTGGTCATTCCCTATACCTTTAGGTACGTAAGGAAGCACCCATGAAACGGATAAGATCCGCCATGCAAGAAGCGTCACCCAGGTGCTCCTATGAGAAATCTTATTTAAGCTATTGTCCGCTAAGGTTATAGGCTCCTTCCACGCACTACTAAACTGCTTTCACTGAATAGAATCAGCTACTCGGACTGTATTAAAATCTGTGCGGAATCAAGGCGCAACGCCATTAGCATTCGAGGCATTGTTGTTGTTCGCAGCACCTGAAGTGTTGACATTGCAGAAGTTAGTGGAGTTGCTGACATTAGGCGAGCACTCCCACCAATTGCAGGCAGTAACAGTCTATAACCTATAATTCTTTGTACCTTTGTTTGTCTGACTGGATCCACTTTCTTAAAACTACATCTTCGGTATGCGCCATGCGTACCCACTCCTCAACTACACTGTTCTTGATCGGCAGCAGCTCTGTAGCAATCCTCATGAGCTCGAATAGATTCTGAAGCTCCGCTCTTGCTTTGAGCTGATAAGTCCTTCTCATCTCATACTCAGCTTTTGTTGTCGGATAGATACTGTTCGCATAAGTGATATTCTGGTTGAGTGATCTGGCTGCATTGCACAGTGGCAGTCCCAGTGTAAATCTATACCGCTTAGGGATAGCATTCTCTCTCATGCTTAACTGGATCGTATACTTCTCTAATTCATGTGCAGTGTTTAGAAACTCGCACTGGCTCTCTTTCCTTTGATCGACTCTTACACTCATTATCTCTTTCCTTAGATACCCCTGCCCTTGATGGGCAGGGATTTTAAGATAGCGGATCTAACTATAGTTACAATAATTTATTACGCATCTGCCGCAATCATGAAGCAAGGCGCAACGCCATAAGCAATCGAGGCATTGCCGTAGCCCGCAGCACCTGAAGTGCCGACATGGCAGAAGTCCGTGGAGCCGCTGACACTAGGCGAGCACCCCCACCAACCGCAGGCAGCTCCGCCGATTGACTTAATTCTGTTTGCTGCCGTAGCGTAGTATGCGAACTGCTCATTGCCGCCAGTTGTATGCTCCGTACCTGCTGCATATGTAGTAGCGCCGAAGATGTTGTATTCCATCGGAAGCCATACCTTGTGCTCCTCATTCTGAAGAGTAGTAGACTGTGATCCGATTGAAGCCTGGAATGTAATCTCACTGATTGCATCCTGCCATGCCTGGCTATAGCTTTCATACACTTCGTTGTCGAGATATGCAGCCATGAGTGTCTGCTTATATCCGCCTGCGTTTGTATTTGAGCTATTCATTGCCTTCGTCTGAGTCATGCAGTCATGTCTCTGAAGTACAATGTTGTGTCCGTACAGAGCTTTTCTGTAGCCAACATGTACCACATCATATCTCACATCTGAGCCGCCTTCATTTACAAGCACCTGATCACCTGCCTGGAAGAAATCATCCTCAAGACCTGCGTTGACTATTGCCTTGATTCCTAAAGGAGTAGTCTTGTCAAGCCCTACCATAACTTCCTTGTACTCTCCGTATCCGAAGATCACCTTCGTTGTGTACTGAGTAACGCCATTGTCAATGAGGCTTACAGTGTAGATGTCCTTAGGCGGCAGCACAAACTCACACTTAAGGCTTGCCATTGTACCGCTCCAGGATCTTCCGCCACTGCTTACAACTGATACTGTCTTGCCGTTGTCGGCGCTGCTTGTTGTCTTGCAGACGAGCTTACCTTGTCCATAATAAAACACATCAACAAATCCCATTTTGATATCCTCCTTCTTATCCTTCGTTCTGAATGTCTACATTCTCTATCTGGGCTCTGACTTCGAGTATATACAGATATTTGCCCATAGCCCCTGCCTGCTCCTTGAGCAATTCAATAGGGCATGTCGGTGTAAAATCGAGCGTACCTGCATCATGCTTAACCAACATTGCATGAAGCTTGTCATACCTCTCTTTCGTCTGCCGATACTCGACCTTCATTCTTTCCTTGTAATCATCCATCGTTTTCGTCCTCCTCTTCATCTTCAGGATCTATGTCAATTGATATTGATCCGTCTTCGTTAAACTTTGTAACCTTGATCTGAAGCACCACATCATTCTCATCCTTTGTGGTCTCTTTTATGCTGCCATCGTCAAGGAACTCTGTAATAACTGTGCTGCCAGAAGCAAGCGTCTTTACTATCTTCGTAGCGTCAGGGAAGGTGATATCTGTATCCTGGTCTATCTCATCGTTAAGGATCCTCTCTACAGTGTCCTTCCCATTAGGCATAAAGCATGCGCTTGCTTTTGTTACTGGATAGATCTTAGTGCCATCTTTATCTTTAATCTGTCTTACTTTTGCACTCATGCTCTACCTCCTTATGATCTAACTCTTGAAATAGATCCATCGTTATTGAATGTGGTTGTCAATGTGATTGTCTCCATTCCAGTCTTCGCTATTGTTTCAGTTATCGTGCCATCATTATTGAATGTGGTTGTCCTGGTCTTTCCGTTGCCCAGTACCTGAGTGATCTGGTTGCCAGTGAATGTAGTCTCGCAGGCTACTGTATCATCTGTGTCCTGATCCATAGCATCGAGCTTCGTCTTGTCCTCTTTACTCATGAGTCCGTCACTACTCTGAGTAGCCTTCTCATATGTGGTATCCTGAGGCTTTGCCCATTCTCCGTCTCCTCTTAGGAAGAGTCCTGCATCTGCCTTAAGCGGCTTAGGTACATCTCCCTGAGCGCCATCAGTCATGGCAGTGGCACCTACCATTGCAGGAGGATTATCGAGAAGAGCCTTATAATCATTATCGAAGTCATTCGTTGACAGTCCTTTGCCTGCTACCTGGTCAACCTTAGAATCCTGCAATGCCTTCTCTGCTGCCTTAGCTCTCGTTACCTCTGTGCCCAGATCCTCAACCTGCTTATCATTAAGCCTGGTTACTCTCTGGCTTAAGCTCGTAACGCTATCTCTGGCGCTCTGATCCACGAACTGATATGTTTGCCCATTGTAATCAATGTGGTCTATCTTCTGTTCACTTGCCATCGTTATCATTCCTTTCTCTTAATACTTGTTGTACGAAGTAGTTAAGCTTATCAGCAGTGTCTGCTATCCACTTATCTACCAGAGCTAAATTCTCTTCAGGCGTATCTCTGTTAAGCTTTGGCTTTTCTATTCTCACAAATTCCATGCTATTCCTCCGATCCGAACTCCATAGTAAATGCCAGGCTATAGATCCTGCACTCGCCATGCCCACTGAATTTAATCTTAAAGTGATCGCATCTCATTGGAGTAAATGCCAGGCTCTGAGAAGCCACATCATCATGTCCTCTTAAGATACCCACTGCATCATAAGGCTTATCATCGTAAGAGATTTCTACCTCTACCTCTGATCTTGTTGGTACGTAAGCTCTCACTGTGGCTCTGGATACATACTTAGCGTCAGGATACTCATATCCAATCTCGCCAGTCTCTGCGTACCATTCTACCCACTCTTCCTTAAGAGCTTCGTCTCTTACATACACTGCATTATTCTCAGCGCCTAAGCCCCATAAGTTATGCTCTGTGATCGCATACAACTGTCCGTCCTGGGAATTTGTGAACTCCAATAGATTCATTGCAGTCTCTTTTTCCCATAATCCATACTGCGTATCATACACAAACAGTCTGTGTCCGCCCTTCTCATTCTGCATCTCAACATAGTATTTATTCTGGCATCCTCCGCCGATTGCGTCATAGTACATCTCATTCCTTGATAAGGCTTCTGATATAGACACTGGCGTAGATCCGTCATAGATACATACATCACATACCGACTTGTAAAGCAGATACTCACCAACTATTGCCAGGGATTCTCCAGATCCTGCCTGCACTCCTAAAGCATGAGCCTCTGTCAAGCGATACTCTGCAGGATAATCTCCGAAGATCCTATAGATCATATTCTCCTTAAAGAAATGCGGATATCCCTGGAAGGAAATACATCCAGTGAATTGTCCCATCTCTCCTACAGTTACTGCATAAGAGTCAGTGCTCAAGCCCTGGTATACATACCAGTTTTTGAAGTCTCCAAGCTTTGAAGCGTAGATCTCGTTTACTGTCTTATTCGCTATGTTGTCATACCCATAGTGGCATCCCCAGATCCTATTCTTATCCATGCACACATAATCCATGTCAGGGACTTTGCGCTCAAGCTTAAGTTTCCATGAGGCAGAAGTAGTCTGTGAGTCTGTAGTCTTAGTCATGAGACCGATAACCACTATGTACTCATCATCTATCTTCTGAATAACAGAGCCATCATTCACATCAGGCAGCTTTGTATTCATGAATACTGCATCACCTTCCTCGAAGTAGTCTGTAAGTTTAGCTCCAGGAATGCTGATCTTGATGTATGCAGTAGCCACTGCTTCCCATGCAGAGTTGTATCCGTTATAGTAGTTGAGTCCTTCCTTGCCATCTTCTGTGCAGATCCAGTAGTCTCCATGCGAAGGTGAATTAGGTGCCGTTGCTGAAACTGTAAGATTCTGCAGTGCAGATCCGCTTAAGCTGCAAGGTGTGTAGGTTATGGTTACTGACTCAGGTACTTCATATGAAGCCTCTAAAAATCCCATCTCCGTAAGATCATTCAAGTTTACGTAGATCTTCAACGGAAATATAACCAGGTATGATCCCATAACTAAGAGCTTCTGCTTTGACTTGTGCTCCTCTTCATGCGTCATAACCGAAGACAGATCGTATTCCATCTGTGTTGACATGTTGACCAGATCTGTACCGACCAGACACCACACGCTTCCATTCGCCAGAACTACGCCTCTCATGTAAGGCTCAGTATCCTTCTCATCTACCTTAGTGAGGCAAGTCCTTAGCTTCCTGCAGGTTGCAAGCGGATACTGATCTGAGGACATATTCTCCATATCGAAGAACTCTCCTGCCCTGGTCTTATAGTTATGGTTGTAGCCATACCATATGTCAATCAACGATCTGGAGTTGCCTTCTTCACTTATCTTTGGAAAATACATAAGGCTACCTCCTTATATGTTGGTATGATTCAGAAGCTTCTTCGGTATCTTCTTTGTCACGTATGTTCTGTTTACGTACTGCTGATATGTGAGTAGCGCATTGTTGTACTGAGCGGCAGCAGTATTGTATCTCGTTTTGTCATTGTTATTGAGCGCTATCCTCTGATCCAGATAATAAAGATAAAGATCATCGTAAGGCTCTGGCACAAGTAGCGGAGTATCCATATCAAAGCTATCTATGTGCGCCTCGAAAGAGCCTGCTCCAGTCACTACCAGATGTGAGCCTACTACCTTAAGTTCTACCCTGGTCTCTGATTCCAGATCATGCTCATGCGACATAAGTATCTCGTTTATGATCATCCTCTCGCACTTGCGGAGCCACAATACCTTCACCTGATCCTCTACCTGGTTAGGACGCTCTGCGTTGTATTGTGATATTATTTCTGCTACTGTTGACATAATTTGCTCCTTACATAATATAAGGGAGCAGACTTTCGCCTACTCCCTTGTGATTACTGGTTAGTTTGAAACTCTGTCTATGAAGCGGATTGCTTCTTCCTGAGCTTCGAAGCTATGCTGAAGCATATCAGCTACTGGAGCAGGAACATCTACGTTCACGCCTCTCTGTATCTTGTAGTTTCTGTTGTTCAAAGATACGAAGAGATAATTACTGTCTCCATCGTTTGCCCTGGGAATCTGGACTGTTACCAGTGTCTTCCAGGGATCCTTCTTCTCTTCAACTTTTGCTACAACTTCCTCTGATACTACTTCATCGGTAATCTTTTTTGTTGCCATGTTAGTCCTCCTTAGTTAGCGGAGTCTGTTCCGCTATAGTAAGATCCTGATTCTACACGAACAAGTCTCTCCTGGTAAAGGATCTTAGCTGCATGACAAGCCTTCCAACCTACTGTAGATCTCTGATCCAAAGGATCGGATGTACCTGCGGATCCTCTCTGCTTAACGATAACTTCAAGGCTCTCTGCTGAAGGCTCGATTATGCCGTAAGCATCCTTGCCGAAGAATACTGTTGCGTATACTGCGCCGTTCTGTGCGCCGCCGCCTGCAGGATAGATAACATCGTCAGCCGAACAAGTTATATTAGATGTAAGCTTGATAGCTGCGCTGCCTGCTGCCCCTGCCGTAGCGGAAGCGATTGTGTACTTAGCTCCGCCGATGAGAACATCTACGCCTGCAAGGGCAGTAGCCTCATCTGCTGAGATAGCTTCCTTAACTGCTACATCATCATCTGCAGATACGTTAGTCTTAACACTAAGGTTAGCTGCGTCTGCAGTAAGTCCTGCACCCTTCCAGATCTTCTGCTCTGTGTCTTCTACGAATCTTACGCCATGAAGCTCACCGATTTCGCCATTGAAGATCTCGCCAGGCTGAGCATACTTATGAACATCGAGCCAGTCTGAAGACTCTCTGAGATCGTATGCTACTGAAGGATGAATGATAGCAATGTACTTGCCGCCGATTGTAGGAGCCTTCATCTTCTTAAGAGCAGTGAATGCCTGATCTACTAAAGAAGGAGTGAGCTTATCTGTAGAAGCAAGCTCATATCTGAAGTCTCTTCCGCCTGCAAGAATTACGTTTGTACCAGTGATAACTTCGTTACGTGTGATAACTTCGAGTGTATCACCTGCCTGAGCACCATGCTCTTCTGTTACTGCCTGGATAACTGGATCCACTGCTTCAAGCTCAAGACGATCTGAGATGGTTGTGTAATCGCCGTACTGGTCGATTGTCTTCTCGATCTTTGTCATGTTTACAGTGTTGCCATCAGGTGTAACACCTTCTGTAAGAGGCGTTGTAGCCTTTGCGAAGGTATCAAACTTTCTCCACTCTACCTTCTTACCATTGTTCTTAG